CTCGCCAACATAAACCACATCAGGCGTGAACCAATCGAATTCGACGAGGTTATCTCGCGCTAGTGTTGTTGGCTCTCGGTCATATTCCTCCCGATATGCGTCAGGCGACATCGAGAAAATAACCATAGCCCACTTGGCATCGGACTTGTCATAGCGTTTGGCATCGGCATCAAACCACACCGATACATCGGCGTCAGTAATAGGCTCGATCTTGATTCGCTGCTCTTCCGAATCCTCATCCTCTTTGTCTTCGTACTCGGCACACAAACGCCAAGCACCAAATCCGCCAGCCAAACCCTCATCAAATGCGTTGTCATACGCCTCTTGCGCACCTGAATCCATTTCATCTGCGCGATACAGTCCGTCCAGAGCGTCGGCAATCTTGTCTGAGGCTTTGTCGTTCTTCGGGCGGAAATCAACACTGATGCGGTTGTTTCGGTATTCCGAGTAGATCCGCTGGATCGACAGCAGAATCTTGTTCACCTCGAAGCGAGGGCGATTCTCGAATTGATCCTCAAGCCCGCCTTCCCACTGTGCGCCAGGAATCGACGTAAACCGGCGATCCTTCAGGCACTGAAGCCGAATCTCTTGCTGGCATTCATAAGCCTTGTCGTAACGCTTGATTGCCCGTTCATGGGCTTGTGCGAGTTGCTCGGCTTTAGAGATGCGTGGCATTTGGATAACCTCTCGGATTCAATGCCGCCATTATATCGGGCAGGAGTTGATATTACCGGCGACCCAAATGGTTCACGATTGGCATTGGTCTTGACGTATTAACCACCGCTGGCGCTTTCTGAACGTGCGCAATTGCATCAAATAGCGGGTCTAACTGGTCGTCATGTGCGCCACCTGGGAATGTGACAGCCTCGGCTAATAGGTCATCAACGAATAACCGGTCCTGAGGCAATAGCACGTTACCGGACGCGATGAAAGGCGCGGCGTCATAAGCGCGAGAAACCTTGTCTTTGTCTCGCTGCACTGGGATAACAGGAATCCCCTCACGGCGCAACGTCTGGATCAATCCGGTCCCTGATACCTTGTCCTCAACCATCATGGCTCGCAAAGTCGGGCCACTTGAATCACGCATCTTGAGCCAGAATTTCCGCGCATTCTCGATGAGTTCCGGCGCTTCCCACTTGCCTCTGATCTGATCCAGTAGAACCGCTTGACCAGTCTTCGAGCGCCCCCAGCACTGAAAAACACTGTAATCGTTCTGCTGCGCTGTTTTCTGGGCCGTGTCTGCCGTGATGAACCTGAATTCAAGTGCTGGAACGTGTTCATAGTATTGGAACCACTCACCCTTGATGATGCCGCCGCCACGAGGCGCGGGGCGCTGCTGCAACTGACCGGCTGCACCATACGGGCCGAGAGTCTTCTTCAGTTCATCGACTTGCGCTTGACCGAATCGCTCAGGGAACATGAGCTCACCCGGAGTTGTGCGCGGATCTTCCCATCCGATAGCCGTCCTGCACTTGCGATCCGGCTCGTACTCCATCGGAATGCACAAATGCACATAAGGCAATTCCATATCGAGGATTACGCCAGACACATCGCCCTCATTGAGCCTCTGCATGACAACAACAATGGCGCTTTTCTCGGAATTGACGCGAGTTGGCAGCGTTTCGGTGAACGCAATCCTAACGGCCTCCAGCTTTGCCGGGCTGTTGGCATTGTCTGCGCTGATCGGATCATCAAGGATCACGCGATCACCACGAACGCCAGTCATTGAGGTGAACGCTCTAGCCTGTCGAATGCCCTTGCGCGTGTTTCCGAATTCCCGTTTGCCATCAAGATCGGATGCCAGTTCGACCGGCCATAGCTCTTGATACCACTCTGACTTGATGAGATCGCGGCATTTGCGGCTGTCACGCACAGCGAGGTTTTCTTCGTGCGCAGTACCGACGAAACGCATCTCAGGCATGCCACGAGGCCCCCATTCCCATGCAGGCCAGATCACCCCAGTTAGGAGTGACTTCATTGAGCCTGGAGGGACGTTCATCAATAGGCGAGTGATCCGCCCATCTGTCACGGCCTCTAAGTGCTGGCAGATCGCATCAAGCGCCCACCCCCACTTCAGTTCGGCAGCAGGTTCTAGAACAGGCCACGCACGACGCGCAAACTCTGCCAACGATCTGCGGCAAAGTTCGCGCTCGACATTCAGTAGATCAGTCTTGCTTAACTGCATTTTTTGCAGCCATGATTGCCGCCAAAACCTCAGTAGGCAACCCGGAAACATCTAGCGTTTGCTCAGTCTTGACCGGCGGCAGGTCATTGGCGCCGCCAATCGCCATCTTTGCCCCGTATTTCTTAGGCAGCAGCTTCTCTGCAAACCAGCGTCTTTGCTCAAGCCTCAACTTTGAGCGCGTCAGGGCTTCGCCATTCTCTTTCCATCCGATGTTCTCACCGTTTGCGTTCTTCCGCTCCATCCAGTCATTTTGGCCGTCATCTGCAATCTCGGTCATCTCGTCAACCTGCAATTCAGCCTGCAATTCACGCGCGCGCGCGTACTTGGTCCTGAATTCTTCGTGAAGATCAAGCCAGACAAACACAGTCGAAGCGGAAGGCATGCCATCTTCCCGACAAATAGCCTTCAGGCTTTCGCCTTCCACAAGCCTTGCGCAAATGGTGTCTGCTAGCTCTTCGGTATATTTGCTTGGGCGACCGGCTGGCATTAGCTTTTCACTCCATCATTGGTCATTGTGTGAACAGAAGAGATTTTGCCTTTGACGATAAATTTAGTCTCTTGACCAAACTCGCAGTCTGTTTGCATGCGTCCATCGTCATACAGTCGAACGCCTGCAATTGTGACAACATCGCCAGGACTCATGCCTTTGCATTGCGGCGAATCAAGATCAACGGCCATCTCTGGCATAAACGTGATTGGATCGCTCATTTCTTGCCTGCTGCTTTCTTCTTTGCCTCACGCTGCACACTCAATGCGATGGCTACAGCTTGTTTCTGAGGCTTCCCCGACTTCATTTCAGTCTTGATGTTCTTCGAGACTGCTTTGTCTGACTTTGACTTGATGAGAGGCATTAGAGTTTCTCCTGATGCCTTGTATTTAATCACAAGCCGTGCATTTTCACAAAACAATAGGGTATCTAATGAGGGGTTGGTGTGAACCCCCATGCATTTGACTTAGTTGATACCGTATAGCGTTTCATGCAGGCTACCCATTTAAGTGGGTGGTGAGTCCACAAGCAGGGCCAAGCTTCCCATGTCACACCGTTACGCCTTGTTCCCCTTTCGGGCTAGCCCCCTCAGAGCGCTAGTGCTATACGGTCTAGCCTCATTCCTAGCTAGTGGGTCTTTTCTTCCATGCAGCCGATTCAGGCTCATTGCTATCGCGTGGAGTGCGACCGCAGTGGAAAGCAAAAAACCCTTGCTACTGCCTCAGGGTAGGAACCCACGGTAGGTGTGGGCCTGAGGCATGAGCAAGGGCTCTTAACGTCGCTTCCTACGGCGATGCGTGAATTGTACACGAATCGCCATTGTTAGATCAAAGCATCAGGCCACTTTGCCAGCATGTCGCGCTGCATCTTTTGCTCCAACTCTTTGCGCTCACGCATTTGTGCTGGTGTGAGTTGACCAAACGGCCAGAATGGCTTGCGGGCTGGACAATCGCGGCATTGGTTGCAGTTTCCGTTGCAGCATTTCATTTGATTTGCTTCCGTTTGTTTGTCGATGAAATGAATTCTGCCGACACACGCTCACACCGTCCAATTGAAAATTCCTATCGGTTCGCTATTCGCTTTAGCCTGTTCCTGCGTTTTCCCATGACTTGCTTGAAGCGGATCAGGTATTCCCGGCTGAACTTCTGCGACTTCGGCTGATTGTCCAGCCACTCCAAACGCTCAGGCCCATAGCCCGGTTTTTCCATCAACCCGCGTATAAAGCCTTCTTTGTTGCCGCCTTTGAAGAAATTGCATTGCTCGCATGCCTTGTGAATGTTCCAAAGATGAAACTGGATAGACGAGCACCCACCATGCGCCCGATAGTGCGACCCATGCCATACGCCTTGATAGTTTGGACCCATGTGGCATGAGATGCACCCGTCATCCTTGTCTCGAATCCTGGCGATTTCCTGCACGATTTTCCGGCATTCCTCCTCCAGCTTTGAGATAGGCTTCAGGGTTTCGCGCTTGGCTTTGTCTGCCTTGCGCTGTTCCTGGCGCTGCTTTGTCTCTGCCTGCTCTGTCTT